GACTTGATAAGTCCTATATAATCGCATACAATGGGGCATCGTTAACAAACTACGGGAGTATAAAACGATGAGCACGGTTGATTTCAAAATCTTGGCGCAGGATGACTTGCGCGATATTCGGGGAGATGCGTCACTTGTGGACTATGTCGCAAATCTTTTGGAACAAATTTACAATTCTGACCCAGAATTGCGCCAAGAGTTTAATATGTGGTGGGATGAACTACAGGGGGCGGGCAATGACTGAAACAATGGAACAGCGGATGCTAAACGGATTGCGCCAGTTGATTGATTATAACTGGTGCAGTGAACAGCAACACTTTTACGAAGAGGGTGAGCCCCAGAACCACGTTTTTCGGGTGTTGCAGGATTTAAACTTCATTCTGGAAACACGGGAGCATAACAACTAATGTTTATATTCACACTTATCGGCCGCCTGCTTTATGGCAAAGACTATGCGGAGCTTAGCCGCCGCGCTAGTAAACCAACCAGACGAAGGCGCAGATAACTTTTTTAAAAAATAAGCTTGCTATATATGCGAGTTTATGAGACAACCAAACCAGCGGTGCAATCATGCCCGCTGGTTTTTCACATTTACGGGAGTTAAAATCATGGAAAACATTATCGAAAATGGAACTATCACAGACCTTGGCCGTCACAAGCACAGTGACCCAGTAACCGGCGCATATCAAACCAATGCTTTTCAGCATGGCATCGGTAACAGCGCAGTTTCATCACAATGGTTCAGCCGTCCGGATGACCAGAAGTTTTTGTCGCTGGATGATATGCTGGCACATAAGAAGCAGGATGCGCGGTCAATGAATAGCCGCATCGTCAATACGCACAAGATGCAGATTGTCGGCCAGCTTGATGAAGCCAACCCTAGCCGTGGTGATATCTTTGTTGAATACACTGACGAGCAGGGGCATGAGGCGTTCAACACGCCGACAAATTGGTCATTCGGGCAGCTTGCCCAGTTGGCCGGTGCGCCTGCCGGTTACCTTAAAGACCTGCCCGCACCTATTGCGGCGGACGCCCTGCAATGGGGTTTGCGTTATAACCGGTCAAAAGAACTGGTGAAGGCATACGGCCATGCTACCGAAGGCGGTGACCTGCGGGCGGCAACCGGTGCAGATTATGGCCGCATCTTTGATTATGAAATCATTGAGGCCGTGCAAAAGTTTGCTGACCCTGACCGCTGGAAGATTCCGGGCATGATGACCGGTATGCAAAACGGCCGTGCTATTTATGACCCGTTTGTTCCGGTGACTAAAGACACGACAACCCTGTTTGCCAGTGACCGCGATGTGTTCCTGTTTTTGGTAGATGACACGCATCCTATTGAAGTTGGCAAGCTGGCCAATGGTGACCCTGACCTAATGTTCCGCGGCTTTTATGCGTGGAACAGCGAGACCGGCAGTAAGACCGCAGGCATTGCGGCGATGTATCTGCGGGGGGTTTGCATGAACCGCAATCTTTGGGGCGTGGAAAACTTTCAGGAAATCAAAATCCGGCACACTAAGTTTGCCCCTGACCGGTTTGCATATGAGGCCGCGCCAGCCCTGCAATCATTCGCACATGGTGCAACCGCTAATTTCTTGGACGGGGTGACCGCCGCGCAGGATGCTATCGTTGCCCGCAGTGATGAAGACCGGTTAGAGTTTTTGACCAAACGGGCAGGGCTTAGCCAGCGCATGGCCAAGGCGGCCGCCGCCCGTCACATTGAAGAAGAAGACAAGCCGGTTCGGTCAGTCTGGGATGCGGCGCAGGCAATCACCGCGCTTGCCCGTGATATCCCGCATCAGGATGGCCGCATTGACCTAGAGCGCAAGGCGGGCGCATTGCTGGACAAGGTGGCCGCATAATCGGCCAGCACATAACACCGAAAAAGCCCCGCTATTGACGGGGCTTTTTTATTGCTCTATATATGGGAGAAATCTTATATAACTTTTTACGGGAGTTAAAACCATGCTCAAAACTACAGCAATTAGCACCGCCAAGAAAACCGCCGGATGCGCCGTTACATATCGAGCAGGTAATCAAGATAAATTCGGCACCTGCCCCGCGTCCTGCGAGTTGAACGCCAGCGGGCGGGGTTGTTCGGAATCTCAAATTGATTTTGAATATCTGGACGCTGTTCTAGATGCCAAGCCCCGCCGCGGTGAAAGCTTTACCTATTCACATTTTCACCCGTTATTCTGGGCGCATAAACTAAGCCCGAAAAAAACCGTTATCAATTACAGCGCGGCCAATCCCGCCGCCGCCGTGCTGGCCATGCAAGCCAGCCCCGCGCCGGTTGTGACCGTTGTCCCTGAAAACTATTTTGAAAATGGGAAGAACGCTGAATATGAGGGCGTCCGGTTTATCCGATGCCCTGCCGAATATAACAGCGCGGTTACCTGCAATAATTGCGGCGGGGATAAAGCCCCGTTATGCGCCCGCCTTGACCGGTCTTTTGTCGTGACCTTTACAGCGCACGGGGCAGGCAAGCGCAAAGCCGGAACCAGTGAGCGCGGCGGATGTTATGCGGACGGGGGCAACGTCAATATACATTGGCAGAACACCGCCAAGCAAGAACAGCCGGAGACGGACGCGGAACGGTTGCGGGCTTTTGTTAAAACCCTGCCATCCGGAACCGTCCTGCGTCACCATGTGGCCGGTGATATCGGGCAGGAATAAACCCGCCCCCAGACCATGCCCGCCCCGCCCTAATCCGGCGGGGCTTTTTTATGGGGTTTGACATTTATCTGATAATATCCCATATTATCCCAAGGCGGCCGGATTGGCTGGCCGCCGGAAAACTACGGGAGACTATCCAAAATGGAAAATCAAAACTTTATTCCAGCTGAAACCATTGACCCACGCGATGCCGAAATTGAAAGCCTGCGCCAGCAGGTGGCCAGCGCGGACGCCGCGGCAACCCGAAAATCACAAGAGTTGGACGCTATTTTGTCCCCGCTCTTTTCCGCGCTAGAGCCCCGCATTGAAGCCCTAGCCGAAGAGGTGGCGCATAGGGTGGCCGGTGATGCGGCGCGGGAAGAAATCGAGAATTTCAATATTTCAGATTTTGAATATGAGATTGGCGAGATGATCGACGAGCGGATCCCAGAACGGGAAGACGAAGACGAACAGCGCGAAGCCGTCGAATCCATCGTGAAAGAAGTTCTTTCAGGCGCAACAGTCACAATCGACATTTAAGCCCCGCCAGCAACCGCAACCCGCCCGCCGGTAGTGACATACCGGCGGGCTTTTTTATGCCCGCTAGCGGGCTTTATATCGCGATTATTTAAGAGTTAAACCCGCCCCGCCCAGCCTGCCCCGCAATCCCTGAAACCTACCGGCGCACCGCTGGCCGTGACCGGCGGGCTAACTTTTCCGGAAAGTTAGCCGCGACCGGCAGGCGAACCGCGAACCGCGACCGGCTGGCCGTGATCCGCGCCCCGCTGGCCGCGACCGGCGACCGGCGGGCAATCGTTAGGGGCCCCTGAATATCGGGTCAAAAACCGCAGAAATCCGCCAAAAATCCGCGATCCGCGCCCCGCCGCCCGCGGCTGACGGGACGGGAGCAAGGGCCATGTTTCTCGCAAATAATTATGAGAAAAATGATATGAATGTTTCACGTGAAACATTGCCTATTTTTTGTGCAATAATTGAGGGCTTGTTAACTGCTTAAAAAATGTGCATATTTATGCCTATAATTTATGCAACTTAGGGTCCCCCGATGGATGTATCCGATCAGGAGTTAAAGCTTCGCCTGCGACTCGCTCAAATTGAGAAGAATGAAGCTTGTCAGAATGAATTTTTGACTTTTGTAAAATCTATGTGGCCAGAGTTTATTGCTGGCCGACATCATAAAATCATTGCAGAAAAGTTAGAACGTGTAGCTAAAGGCGAGTTAAAGCGTCTGATTATCAACATGGCCCCGCGTCATACGAAATCAGAGTTTGCGTCTTTCTTGTTCCCAGCTTGGATGATGGGCAAGAACCCGCGGATGAAGATTATTCAGGCGACGCACACGACAGAGCTTGCGGTCAACTTTGGCCGTAAGACAAAAAATCTTTTAGATAGTGACGAGTTCAAGGAGGTGTTTCCGGATGTTAAATTGGCTGCGGACAGTAAAGCTTCTGGTCGTTGGGACACTTCTGCTGGCGGGATGTATTATGCCGTTGGCGTTGGATCAAACCTCGCGGGTCGTGGTGGCGACTTGGTAATCATTGATGACCCGCATTCGGAACAGACGGCGATGTCTGCGAACGGGTTTG